CACTGACCTTTATACGGTCCCACTTAGCACACAGTTTGTGGGGTCGACTCTATATATTTGTAATCGTGGTGCAACTGCTACGACGTTTAGGGTGGCGTTGCGTCCCGCTGGCGCTACTATCTCGGATGAGCATTATGTCGCTTATGATGTTCCGGTGCCAGCCAACGATACGACTACGATTACGTCTGGTTTGACTTTGGGTGCGACGGATAAAATTACGGTGTACGCTGGTAACGCGAACTTGTCGTTCAATTTGTCCGGCGCTGAGATTACACCGTGAGGGGTTTGTTGTGGCTGTAACAAGTATGCGTACTGGGTTGGTGACTACTCGGATGTCCGGTTCTTTTGGGGCTCCCCCTTTTGCTTGTGAGTATCTTGTCGTTGCAGGTGGTGGTGGTGGCCATACTGGCACTACCTACATAGGTGGTGGTGGTGGTGCGGGCGGATACCGTTCGAGTGTCACTGGTGAGGACTCTGGTGGTGGTGCTTCAGCGGAAAGCGCTCTAAGTTTGGCAAGTGGCGTGTACACAATTACTGTAGGCGCGGGGGGTGCCGCCGCGACTAATGGGTCAAATAGCGTTTTTTCTACAGTGACTTCGACCGGCGGGGGTCGCGGTGGCTCGGGAGCGCAAGGCAGTTCTACCTCTGGGGCTTCCGGCGGTAGTGGTGGTGGTGGTGGTAGTCGCGAAGGCGGGGCGGCGGCTTCCGGTGGCGCACCTGTCGAAGGTCAAGGCTACGCGGGTGGTGCGGGAACCAATGATGGTTCAGGGGGCGCTGGTGGTGGCGGTGGAGCTGGCGGGATAGGCGCAACAGGCAACCCTTCTAGTGGTGGCGTTGGTGTTGCATCCTCAATAACAGGTTCTTCCGTTACTCGCTCCGTGGGTGGGGCCACTGGGGGTACGCCCGGCAACGAGGGGGCAGACAACACGGGCAACGGCGGGCAAGGCGCAAGAAATTCGCTGGCTGGTCGAGCTGGTGGTTCCGGTGTTGTCATTTTTACGCTTCCTACTCAGGCACCGCTGGCAGCTTTTAGCGCCGGTGTAACACAAACCTCTGCGATTGTCGGAGCCAACCGTGTTTACACGGTGACGGCAACCTCAACAACTAGCGAGACGGTGACTATCTCATGACCTATTTTGCGAAGCTTGATGCTGACAACATTGTTATTTTCGTGACTGCGGGCAGGCAGGAAGACGACGGCTTAGAGGAAGAACTGAACGCTCGCACTGGTGACGTGTACAGGCAGACGTATATTGACGGGTCGGCCCGTTTCAACTATGCCGGAATCAATTTTACTTACGATGCCGAACGTGACGCTTTCATACCACCAACCCCTTACCCTTCATGGGTACTCGATGAGGCAACCTGTCTTTGGGTGGCACCGATAGATTATCCTGCCGATGGAAAAACGTACACTTGGGATGAGCCAACAGTTACCTGGGTAGAGACCGAAGCTCCCTAGCCCACACCGATGTAGTACCATAGAGGCATGACTACACTCCCCAACTGGTTTGCCGACGATGGGCAGAAGAATTTCTCAGACATCACCACTCCCGCGTTCAAGGGGAAAAATATACGTGCCCTCCAAATAGGCGCCTACACAGGGGACGCCAGCGTCTGGATGTACAACAACCTCCTCAAAAACGCTGACTCTATTCTTATTGACGTTGACACGTGGGAGGGCTCAAACGAGACAGCACACCATCAAATGAACTGGGGCACAGTAGAAACCGTCTACGACGCAAAAACTTTTACTGCCAGGGCTGAACGAAAAATTGTTAAATATAAAGGAACTAGTGACTCCTTCTTCCTCAACAATCGTGAAAAATATGATTTTATTTACATCGACGGTGACCATACGGCATACGGAGTTCTCAAGGACGCCGTTAGTGCCTACGAGTGCCTAAACCCCGGGGGTATACTGGCTTTTGACGACTACCAGTGGTCCGGAGGTGTGGGGCCAGAAGACCGCCCCGGGATGGCTATTGACGCATTCCTTGAAATTTATAAAGACCGAGTAGAGGTACTCCGCAAAGGGTACCAATGCTGGGTGAGAAAAGTACGCTAGACTACCGACGACAACACGACACGAAAAGAGGAAGCTATGAACGAAAATTCCACCGCATCTGTATTTACCTACGAAGTTGTAATGACCATTCAAGTCATTGCGCCTGACCGAGAAGCCGCAGACTCAAAACTGGACACTGAGGGTGGGTACGTGAGCAACAGAGTTATCAACTTCTCCCACGAAACCGAACTTCAGTCATCGAAAAAAGAAGAAGAGTAGTAGAAAATGAAATCAGCAATCTACACCATCGCACTCAACGAACTTCAGTTTGTAGACCGTTGGTACGAATCAGCTAAAGACGCAGATTATCTACTTATTGCGGATACAGGGTCAACAGATGGCACAATCCAGCGTGCCAAAGAGCTGGGGATTAACGTCATAGATGTTCGTGTGTCCCCGTGGCGCTTTGACGACGCACGAAACGCGGCCCTCGCAGCTCTACCAGACGACATCGATATGTGCATTTCTTTAGACATGGACGAAGTAGTTACCCCCGGGTGGAAAGAACTTCTTACCGAAGCGTGGGAACGAGGGATCAACCGACCCCGCTACAAACACATTTGGTCCTTTAATGACGACGGAACACCTGGACTGGAGTTTAGCTACGACCACATTCACGGTCGCAAAGGGTTCCGCTGGCGTCACCCTGTTCATGAATGCCTCTACTCTTTTGGAATTGAAGAAAAGCAAGAGTGGATTAGCGGAATTGAAACACACCACCACCCAGATAGTAGTAAAAGTCGGTCACAATATTTACCACTTCTTGCGCTCTCTGTCAAGGAAGACCCACACAACGACCGAAACGCTTTCTACTATGGGCGTGAACTTTACTTCTACGGGCGCTACATGGAAGCAGCGCAAGAGCTGAAAAGACACCTAGACCTACCTACAGCCCACTGGGCACCAGAACGTGCTGCCTCAATGCGGTTTATTGGCAAGTCCTTACCCGCAGAAGCCGAAATTTGGTACCGCAAGGCCATAGAGCAGGCTCCAGGACGCCGTGAGCCGTATGTAGACCTTACAAAGCTCTACTATGGGCGTCAAGACTGGGAGCAGTGCCTAGAAGCTGCAGAGGCTTCCCTGGCTATCAAAGATAAGCCCCTAGAGTATCTTTGTGAAGCTGAGTCATGGGGAGCCGCTCCGTGGGACTACGCTGCCATTGCCGCCTACAACCTTGGGCATTTTGAAAGAGCAGCAGAATGTGCACGGAACGCTGTAGAAATTGAGCCAGATAACCAAAGAATGCAAAACAACTTAGTCTTCTGCGAGAGAGCAGCCGCCCCTCGGGGATATTGAGGTAAGCGTCCTAGGCTATAATAGAGGTATGGCCACAAAATATCCCTCGTGGAAGCATCGAAGATCACTTATCTACGCGTCCTACCTTCTGGGTACAGTAATGGTAATTTTTGGCGCTGTGACGTATAGAACTGACAGTCAAGTTTCCTCCCAGCTTATTGTTGGAGGTGTGAGTCTTGTCACTATTATTCTTACGGCCTACACTGCTTTTGCGACACTAGACGATCGCTGGCATCCACAAAAAGATGATGCGGGTCCCTACGAAGGCGACTCAGTAGAATAATTTTTATTCTTTTTACGTTTTGATTTAAGTTTTCTAGCTCGCTCTCGTTCTCTTCGAGCTAACCTCTCGGACCTCATTTTTTTGTACGCTTCGATAGCATTAGCGCTGGTTCGACTCTTCCAGCTAAACCCACACTCTGTGCATTCTACGACTCGTGCTGTAGTCCATCTGCCTCCCCCTGCGACGTCTTCGGTACGGGTGTCAAGCTGGAAGGGCCTTGCGTTACAATACGGGCAGTTGGGGTACCGTCTTCGCCGAGCCTCTTCTCCTTTATAGGAAACAGAGAGTGTCCTGCGGATCTCCACTTCGTCCTTTCCGCCCCACACACCCCAAATTTGTTTGTTTTCTAGGGCCCACTGTAAGCACTCCTGGCGTACAGGGCAGCTAAAGCATAGGTTCTTTGCGGCGTACTTCTCTTTAGGCACTTTAGAAAAAAATCCATCAACATACTGCTTGTTTTCTGGTTTTCCACACTCGGCCTTTTGCAGCCATTTTTTATCGGAGGGCTTCCACATATACTTTATCCTTTAAAGAGAAGTTGAAAGGGCGGTAACGTTACGAATAGCTCAGACCTACCCACGTGCAGGGAAGTATCTTTTCTACGAGTGCCCCGTAGAATGTCTCACCACCCTCGTCGCAGCTGACGTACTCTCTCTCCCCCAAAACTATTCCTGCCCACCCCAAAACAATAGTTCCCCCTTCAATAGTATCAAAGCCCCCAAAAAGACTGTCGACAACACCATCCCGCTGTAGAGCTGAGGCTAGGGCACGGCGCACTATTTCTTCGTCTAAGTCTACGTGTTCGAGTGTGTAGTAGGCGGACTCAAAATCTACGCCCTCACCAAACCACTCTACCCAGAGGCCCTCTCCTAGTCTTTTATCTATCATTGTCGTCGTGCTCTTCCTCGTGCATCTCACTAAAAGAGCTAAAACCAAAGCCAAAAGGGGGAGTAACGCCCTTATCAGACAGCTCGTATATTCCCGCAACGGTTGGCTTTTCACACACTACGCAGATTTCTAGTTCCCCTGTGTTGTACTTAGTGGGGACATCAACATCTTTAAGCTTCATAAGTATGTTCCCCTCACCATCCATGCTGTGCGGCTCCCATGAAGAATTTTTTTCAAGCCAACACTTTTCACATATTGGGCGAGGCGACCTTATTTGTTCGGCACTCATGCCTCTATACTACCGCATAGATTGTATTTTTGGTGTGATAGGTATCCTTTTTATCTTTCTAATTCTTTCTCGATCTACGGGGGACAGCCCGCCCCACATACCGTGTATTTCATTCACAATTCCCCACTCAGCGCACTCCGTAATGTGAATGCACTCATTACAAATTTTCTTTGCCTCGGTATACACGGCGGTTTGCCCCTGTTTTTGGTCTTTGGGGTCGTCCTTCTCGACGAGAAAAAAAAGGTTTGTGCCTACTTCGGCGCAGAGAGGTTCTTCGTAGTCCCATGGCTTGCGCATATATTAAGTTTCTTTCCTGGTGCCGTTTGTAGTTGAGATGGAAGGTGCTACCCTTCGATAAGTTTTTCTAGCTTTTGCGGGGAGTAGTGTGCACCATCAAGGACGGGCTCTTTCCCGTCTGTTGTTCGAATAATAATGTCTCCATACCGCACCGCCACAACAACTCCTCTGCGCCCGTTATGGGACACCCCAAGAGCTCCATTGAACGCGTCCGAACGTACCCTAACCTTGTCAGCAACTTGAATTCTTCCGGGCTGAGCTAGTACCCACTGTTCGTCTTTGACTTCCTCAACGTAAGCGTGCCCCAAAGCAAGCCTTGCAAATAGTTCTACTACTTTTTCTTTGTTCTCTCCAGTGAGCTTTTCGAAACTATCAATTAACTCAATAAGTTTGACCGTGGAGTCACCAACAATTTTTCTGACTTTAGCTTGCTCCAACTGTGTCTTGACCCAGTTCATGTCTAGACCACTCATTACGTACTCTCCTTTTTGTTGGGAGGGGCACCACCCTATAAGAGTGATGCCCCTCGTAGTAACTATTAGTGACTTAGAACGGTGCTGGTGGTGGTGCTGCCGCCGGAGTCATCACTGGGGCCGGAGCCATCACCGGGGCCATTGCCGGTGCGGGTGCCATGGCAGGAGGAGGCGTAGCTGCAGCCGTCATCTGAGGCACTGCTGCCGCAGGTGGAGCCGTGACAGCAAAAGCATCAGGGTAGTAAGCCTTGAGCTCGTTCCTGGTTTTTCCGTTGTACTCACTCTGACCAACCTTTGCACGGAAACGTCGATTAATCAACGCGTCAGCAATGGTCTCAAGGTCAGGATTATTTGTCTTAAGGTATTCTGGAGTGAACCCCAATGCGTTGAGCTTGCCAGCAAAAATACCCATTGCCTGAGGATTTCCGTGACTGATAACAAGGTTGTCCCACACCAAGCGACGTGCATGTGGCCCGCTCTCAACCTGAGTTTTCAGTGAAAGCATTGGCTTTCCTGTGGAGGTTACTTTGACTACACACTCCAAGATAGAGAGGTCATACTCGTCCTCAGGGAGGGGAGAGTAGTCGGTGTTACTCATCGCTGCGTCTCCGAGGATATCCCCGAAATTTACATTAGTACCCATATTAGCTTCCTTTGCTTCGATTTATAGTATTAGCTTCAATTTATTCAGTTGTATGCGTCTGAACCTGTCTTGGTCCAAAGATGTTGTCCAGCATAGTCTCAATAGAAAGACTGTCCTGTTCAACTATCGACCCCAAGCGCCCTTGGACTCGTTCCCCTGCTTCATACTCACTGGTCCGCTCGACATACATGCGTCGCAGTTTGTACGGTGGTTGCATGGGATCTGGGTTCTGGAACTGCTCAATAGTGAGAGCGCCCAGAATATCATAAAAATAAGGAGCTTGAATAGCAAGCTGCCCCTGCAGGTACGGCCGGTGAACACCATCCTGCCCCACACGAGCCATAGCTGTCAGGACAACGGCTTCAAGGGGGGTGGTGGGGTGCATCGTTAAGTCTCTGAGGTCCCGGAGGAGCCCTCCCATGTGTCGGAGTAGCTCACCCCACTGCTGCATTTTCATCTGCTCGGTTCCGGCAATGCTGTCCATGCACTTTACCTGCAGCTCCGAAATGGAGTCAATGATTAGGCTTTTGAAGTGGTGCTTGCCCGCCTGAAGCCATTGATAAGCCTTGAGAACAGTGTCATAATCTCTTACGGTGACGACAACAGTGTCCCATGTTCCGTCAGCTAGAGGTGGCTCTTCGCGCATAGGGTCCCAGTACTTGGCGACAATAGGCAAAAACCTGTGCCCACCCTCGACGTCAAGCATTAAACGCGGGTATGGTGCAGTCACAGCAAAGCTTGACTTTCCGACTTTTGAGTCCCCGTACACCATGACGGTGAGGGACCTCTGGACTTCGGACATTATTCTGTTCCTTTCGTTTCTCCTCCGCCATAGTAGGCGTAGGGGTCGGATACGTCGTACAGTTCTGAAATTGCTTGCTCTGCTGCGCTGCCGTCATCTACTAGTGTGCATACCGAGTAGAAAACGCATTTCCATTTGCAGTCCCTAGAAGGTCTAGGATACACATGATACGCGGGACTTTCCCCTGCGTCAAGTGCGGTCCTCACGCGCATAATGTCTGCTACCGTTCCATGAAGCCTGTCCCAAAAAGACCGCATCGTAAAAATGTTATGTCTAACCTCTATTTGGTCATAAAAAGGAGGTTTTGCGGCAGCCGTACGTTTGACCTTCTTCAGAAGAGTAAACAGGCCACCTTCAGACCTACTGTCCTCCCCCTCTTTCAGGGACTCCAAAGTCATATAAGTAAGAACCTGCTCATTCATATGTGCAAGGCTGGCAAATTCGCTGAGGGATCCACCCACGGTCTTAAAGTCACGAAACATTCGGACCCCATCAATTTTTCGGCGAACTCTCATATCAAGTTTCCCTGTGAGCTCAACCTCCCCGTTGAACAAGGGGACGGTCACAACCTCTTCTGTAGAAATAATGTCTAGTTCTACGTCAATCCCATTCTCCTCAACCCACTGAAGATAACCCTCAAGCATAATGTGCCCAAGCTCTGCTTCACTTTCCAAGGCTTCTACATCTTTAAATTCAGACAGTAGGCGACTTTTTTCCAGCTCTACAAGACCGTTATGAGCGTCAATTAGCGGGGTTCCCAGGGCGTAGTACTGGTCCAAGGACTCATGAATTCGTGTCCCCAGGGCGAGGGGGCCCGTAGATTTCTGCTGCTTGGGCTGCAGGCGACGGTAGTAAGTAAAGTACCACCGGCGTCGGCAGTCCTTAAAAGTTTGAATTTCAGAATTTGAAATACGCACCGGAGCAGTCATTATTTTTTCCCAGTCTTTGTTTCGTCTACCAAAATAGTGATGAGTTTGTCTCTGTCTTTTACAATTTCTTCAAAGTTCTCAGCTTTCGTCTCAAGTACATCAAGAATCCGAGACTCTATGCTGTTTTCTGTTATGTAGTCTGTAATTACAATCGAGTCGTGAATTTCCGAGCCAATTCTATGCACTCTGTCCAACGCCTGTTTGTAGTCTACCAGGGACCAAGGCCTTTGGAGCATAATTAGCCTCCGTGCTGCTGTCAGTGTGACACCAACGCCACCCGCCTGTGCAGTGAAAAGAATCCACTTTATGTGCCCCGCTTGAAAGCTAGCAATAGCTTCCTGGCGCTCTGTGTCACTCTGCGACCCCGTAATAAGCCCATGGGGAATGCCCGCCTTGGTCAGCTCTGCACTCAGCAAGTAGATAAGTTGGCGAGAAACCGCACACACCGCCACCGATTCACCCTCAAAGTCTCCATTTTTAAGATCACTCATAAGGGCGTCAACTTTACATGAAGGCTCAGCCAAAACTACCTTCGGCTCCCCCGTTTTCGGATTAATTTCCATGCTGGCGTATGAATTAGCAAACTGAACCAGGCGCAAAGTCTGAGTAAGCACGCTAGGCGCTGTGACAACGTCGCCCCCCTCAAGCTCGGCAACCATAATTTTTTTCATTTCTGTGTAAGCTTTTTTTTGCTTAGGGGACATTTCAACATCCCTACGGTCATTAATAATTTCTGGGAGCCAGGGGAGAACTCGAGCTTTCAACATTCTGCGCATATAAGGGTTTACGGTGGCGTAAAATTCTTCCTGCATTAATGGTTTTATGCCAACAATCATAAGCTGACCATATGCGTTAGTCATAGTGTCGATCATCCGATCAATCCACTTAGTCTTGCTTGGCCAGTCCTTTTGGGAAAGCCAGTGAAGAATGGGCCACAAGTCCAAAACATTATTTGCAATGGGCGTCCCCGTAAGGGCAAATCTAATAGGAGCGTTTCCGCTCGCAGACCACAAAGCTCTGGTCTGCTTACTTTTTGGTTCTTTAGACCTGTGAATTTCATCTGCAATGACAGCTTTAAAGTCAATCTCATTGAGCTCCCGAATGTGTACCTCGCAACGGGTTTCAGTTACCTTTGAGTCATGACCGCCACAGGACACACAACGTGCCAATGCCACCGAACCGTACGGAGCAAGCCGTGAGTGACCTCTGAGGGACTCCCAGTTGACGACATAGACATCAGCGTCTTCGGTAAGTTGCTTACGCCTCTGGGTCGCTGTGCCCCGCACAGCCTGCACTTTAACCTCAGGCCACCACATTGCAAACTCTCTCTCCCATGTTCCCTTTAAAGTGTTTGGGCACACGATGAGAGCAGGGAAAACGTCTTCCCCACGCTCCTTAATAAGCTTCAGCGCACGGATTGCTTGTGCTGTTTTTCCAAGCCCGGGTTCGTCTGCAAGTAGCGCACGTTTAGTTGTAGCCAAAAATTGGACGCCAGCTTTCTGATGAGGGTACAGATCTTCATCTCCATCCGCGTCTTCTTGGTCCCTAAGGATCATGGCTGGGTCAATCCTTGTGGCTCTTTCGTTAGTGGCCCATTCTGTGAGGGCTGGCCCGAGCAATAGCGCATCAAGAAAAGTGGAGCGCAGTGCAAGGCAGCTAGACCAGCTGAGAGGGATCTTCCAGACTCTGTCCGAGGTCGACCAGGAAGAGCCAGGCAGGCTCTTGCATAGTTCTTTGTACCTCCACTCAGCCGTCAAAACAATATGTTCGGTCTCAGGAGCTTTTTCTGCAAAGATTGTCATTTAATGTCCTCTCCAAGTTACTGACAATAGCACATTACTGGTCAAAAAGCGCCCTTGGAATCCACCTAGACTTCACAAGAGCAAGAAGGCCGTGCCGCAATGCGTCTAAAGCGTGGCCTTCCCCCCCTTTGTGCCAAATTTTCAGAGTTTTTAGGTTGGGGTTTGGAAACATGTTTTTTGCGTCAGCGGGGCTTTGAAACAGTACCCCATATATTTGGTTTTGCCGACACACAAACTTTAATACACCTATTTGTTCCAAACTAAAAGGCGCTTGAGATTTTTTAGCTGTTTGTAGGTTAATTGTGAACTGCTCACACACCACTTTAAAATCTTCAAACTCATCTTTTTTATCCAAGAGGCTTTGAATGACGTGCGGAAATTCTTCCTCATCAACTTCCCCTGAATAAATAATTTCAGGGACATCGTCAGGGACACCAGACCATCCTAGAAGCGCCACACCCGTCATCTTCCCAGGGTCAACAGCTAAAACACCTAGTTTATTATTAGACATATTTTTCTCCCCAGTTTTTGTACGGACCATCCACCCCAGCCGTGAATGGCACTGACCATCCCACTGTTGTCATACATTCCTTCACTGTAGCCATCACTTCTTTGACGTCGCCCTCAGGAGCCTCGAGGACAATTTCATCATGCACAGGAACAATTAGGTGCTTTGTAATGCCTGCTTGCTCTAGCTTAACAAGGTTGCTTTTAAAAATCTCGGCCGCACCACCCTGAATCAAGTAGTTAATGAGAGTGTAGGGACGTTCATCATCACAAGTAATTCTTCTCCCTGTCCAGGTATTCACAAAACCCTCCTGCTTGTCCCGCACCATAGACTTACCGTGGTCAGTTATTTTATTTTGAAACTCCACCATTTGAGGGTAGTTAGCGTCTAAAGAGTCCGACACCGACTGCATCTGCTCTACCGCAACTCCTGCGGTTGCGGCCTGCTTAGCCACCCCCGCACCGTAAAGCCGACCGTAAATAACTCCCTTGATAAGAGAACGTCTTGGGTCACTCTTTTGCATACTATTGTCTTGGTAAACTTGCCGCCCAATCTGAGTAAAAGCGTCAGAACCGGTTTCGTCAGCAAGCCTAAACATTTCAATAAGGTTTGGGTCTTGAGAGTACGAGGCAAACATTCTAAACTCCACTTGATCTAAGTCAGAGGTGATAATCCGAGAATTTGGGTCTCTTGGGATAAATGCTCGCCTAATACTGTCGTCGTCACTGGGCAAAGTTTGCAAAGCGGGCTCACGGATAGACATCCTTGATGTACGAGCCCCAATAGTTTTTATGGAAGGATGCAAAAAACCGTCAATGTTTTTGTCCATAAAACTTTCTAGATACGTCGCACAAGTCTTTTCAAGCTCCCTGTACCGAGTAACCAGCTTTGCTAGTTGAGTAGCTTCGGCGTTCCCTGACCTCATAACTATGTCAAGCTGTACTTTATCGACTGAATAATTTCTTTTTTCCGTCTGTTGCAGTGTTGCCCCCATTTTCATAAGGGTCTGACCTACTTGGCTTGGACTAGAAATAAGTGTGCCGTACCCAGTTTTTACATGGTCCTTAATCCTCTCCGCCTCTGCTCGCAACTCACGGTTTTTCATGCTGATGTAGTCAAGATCTATTCTCGCCCCGTTAAGCTCCATCTCATCCGCAATACGTCGAACGTTCATTTCTAGTTCGTAAGCAACGTGGTTGGTTGTGCCCTGGGCGCAAAGGGGGTAAAAAAGTTCCCAAAGACGAGTAGTAATAATAGTGTCCAACACACCATATGACCAGTACGGGGCGAACTGTACGGGCACGGTCCCCCAGTTGTACCCATTACTTCGCATTTCATCTTGAAGTATTTGCTCACCAATGCCAGCCGCAGGATCTACAAACTTTTGGGCGATAGTCTTCAGCCCAACGCTCGGCTCATGCGGGTACAAAACCGAAGCCATAATCATTGTGTCATGCGCCCTATGCCAGGGAATCTGCCACTCTGAGTGAAGACGGAACCACTTGTTTTCAAAGGAAATGTTATGAAAAACCAGAGGCCCCCTAAAAAGGCCCATAGCCTCGTAGAAGACGCCAGACCAGTTAGGCCAAGCCATGGCCCATCCTTTATGCTGGTCTCCCACCTGCATAAGACGAATTCTCCCCTTCCAAGGGGAAAGAGCATCTTTTAGGTGGTTACCCGGCAGTTGGCCAGTTTCTATGTCAATACCTAAAGGGCTGTTGGGGTTTTTCTCTCTAATCCACCGAAGAAAGTTTTGAGCATCTTCAGTAGTTTCAATAAGCTCTGCGCTTGATGAAGCCAGGGCACCTCGTAATACTTGCGTCATTTGTTCCTCTAGTCATTTATGGAATTGTCTCCACACGATACACAAAATCTAGGCGTTCATCGTTCTCACAAGCAGATTCTAGCAGTCTTCTTGCAACGTTTGTCAAATAGTGCCCACCCGACTGGTCTTCTTTGTGAAGAGCGTCCACAACATCAGAAGGATTTTCGGTGACATACGCCCAGGTTCTGTCCTTTTCAGGAAAAACAAAGGGAAGAGATGTAGCAGGCAAGCATTCTTCACAGGGCTGTGCGTCTGGCCTGATTTCTGCTGGGAGAGACTCAGTAAGCTTATACCTAGAAACCAAAGAGCAGGCTGCCCCGTGGTACACAGTGGACACACCCACGCGAGAAATAATGTATGACCCACTTTCTGTTTTGTACAGCTGAAACTCAATCCACCGTAGGGACCTAGAGTGCCAAGACGACGACTCGCTAAGAAGCCGCCCACTGAACTGAAGAGTGCGGGAGCCGTCTTTTACTTCATACATTACTCTAATGCTCCTTCTTGAGACGCCCCTGCTTCGGCGTCAAGCAGTGCTTGGTAGTTGTGAACAAGTGTTTTAGCGTCTTCTGAGAGGAAATCGTAGGCAACCCTGGCCTGACTATAGTCTTCACCATCAATGTGAACAATCACAGCAGAAGCATGCTCAGCCTCTTCTTGCATGTGTGAAAGGTACGCCTCCGCTCTTTCTTCATAATTTTCGTAGAAAACGTACTCCCACCAAAGAGTAATTTCAGCTCGTCCCCACTCTGCTTCTTCCCAGCCCACAATTGCCCAAGGGCTGGTAACTTCCAAATCTTCCAATGGAATAATTTCCATTGTTTTAATTTTGTCGTTAATATACATAAGAATGTTTCGCATGTGTTCGTAGATAAGCTCGGCTGACAACTCTTTACGTTCTTCTTCATTGCCGAAATTTAGGGCAGTGTGTAGGCTCTCCCCAGAGTCAGCAGTGAATACTTTGCATATGTAAGGACGCTTTTCCGCTTCATAAAAGTTTGCGGTGTAACTTATCATTTTTTGTCCTTTAGTTTTTGAACTTCTTCTCTCAGAGAGTCTAGCTCAAGTTGCTGGGCCCTAAGAAGCTCCACAGTAAGTACGGACAAAAGTCCATAGTCAAGAGCGATAGGCGCGTGGTTTTCGTCGTACACAACAATTTCACTCACACCTGCTTCTTCAACTTCTTCTGCCAGGTAGCCGTGCATCCAGTCTCGGTTGCGCTCTTTCTGGATTTTGTCAGCCAACGGAAGGTACTTGTATTGCTTGAGCCTCAGGTTTAGTATTTTTTTAGGGTCAATTTCATAGTCAGTGATACTGGTTTTGTATTTTTTTGTAGAGCTTATCGGACTTCCTGTGTCTATATTCTGGCGAAAAATGTTAGTCAGGGGCGCGTTCCTTGAGTAGAAAGTACTGGAACTTCCGTTTCGGAAGTAAGCTTGCTGATACCTATGCTTGTGGTTCCCTCGTGCCGCCTGGTTCGAGCCAGGACCAAAGCTTACAGAAATTAAGTTGTTACTCTTGTTAAGCCCTCCGCTGGTAAACAGCCCATTTGAAACAATGAGCCCGGCTGTGCCTCCCGCAATTTTGGGGAAAGTTACCGAACCGTTCTCCAACTGAGCGGTACTAACAGAACCCGAGCCTATTTTTGAGCGAGTAACCGACCCGGTCCCCAAATTCCCAGAAGAAACCGAGTTGTCAGCAAGCTGAGCGTTACCCACCGCATTGTTCTGTATTTTTCCGCTAGAGACCGAACCATTATCTAACTGACTATTACCCACAGCGCTGTTTTGAATTTTAGACCTGGCCACTGCCCCGTCACGAATCTTCTCCGAGGTCA